ACGTTGCAACTTTAAACCGCGTGATTTTACCAGTAATCCGTCGTGTAATGCCAACCGTTATTGCTAACGAATTAGTTGGCGTACAACCAATGACTGGTCCAGTTGGACAAATTCATACATTGCGTGTGCGTTATGCAGATAATTCAAACAGCACAGTAGCTGGTGAAGAAGCATTAAGTCCATTCAAAATTGCAGAAAGCTATTCAGGTAACGATGTAGCCTTATCGTCAGCTGCTAAAGCTGCTTCAACTGCAACTTTAGAAGGACAAGCAGGCAAAAAAATGAGCATTCAAATCTTGAAACAAACAGTTGAAGCTAAAACACGTAAGTTGTCAGCTCGCTGGACATTCGAATCTGCTCAAGACGCTCAAGCACAACAAGGTATTGACGTAGAAGCAGAAATTATGGCTGCTTTAGCTCAAGAAATTACTGCTGAGATTGATCAAGAAATTATTGCTTCATTGTTAACTTTAGCTGGTTCAGACGTTGAAACTTATAACCAAGCTAACGTTTCTGGTACAGCTACATTTGTAGGTGACGAACATGCTGCATTGGCTGTTCAAATCAACCGCGTAAGTAACTTAATTGCACAACGTACACGTCGTGGCGCTGGTAACTATGCTGTTGTATCTCCATTTGCATTAACAATTTTACAATCAGCTACTACTTCAGCGTTTGCTCGTACAACTGAAGGTACTTTTGAAGCTCCAACTAACACAAAATTTGTTGGTACATTAAACAATTCATTGAAAGTGTATGTTAACAGCTATGCACAAGACAGCACTTCAATCTTAATTGGTTACAAAGGTGGTTCAGAATCAGACGCTCCTGCGTTTTATTGCCCTTACATTCCTTTGATGTCTTCAGGTGTTGTTTTAGATCCATCAACATTTGAACCAGTTGTATCGTTTATGACACGTTATGGTTATGTTGAACTTTCTAACACTGCGTCATCTTTAGGTAATGCTGCTGACTATTTAGGTCGTGTTGGTATCACTAACGGTAACGTTAAATTTAGCTAAGGTTTACTTAACTTTATTTTACACAAAGGGCTCTTAGGAGCCCTTTTTTTATGGTAAATACAATATGACTACACAATTTTATTATCCTAACGACGTAACAGAATATGGCGAACAACACGATTTAATTCAACCTTTAATAGAATGGAATATCAATGGTACAGTATCTCCAGATAATTGTATTACTAGTAAGCAACCGTTGTACACTATTAGTGGTCTGTGGATGGAAAAATTCCTCAGTAATACTAACGAGTTATGGTGTTCTAGATTCAATATTCCAGATACAGGATTACCTGTAACAGGAATAGAATTATATTTAGATATGAAAAGATTTTCAAGAACTGAAGATCTACGTATACAACTTAGATTAAATGACGAATACATTGGAGACAACATAGCTAGTCCTGTTAATCCAGTACAAAGTAACATGTATACAGGTGAGAATAGTCCGTTGCTACCGATAATTGGCAATACAAATGTATACGGCAGTCCTGTAGAACTTTGGGGAACTACTTTAACTAGCACAGATGTTTCAAACGAGTCGTTTGGAGTTGCTATTAGTTTTAGAAGTAATCAAGTATATCCACATCGCGATCTAGTTATTGTAAATCAGATAGGAGTAGGTATCACCTACGGATAAATACTTTGTCAAATAAGTGTTGCACTTGCAAACTTATGCAGTACCCACTGCGTATGACATAAAACGTCAAAGGAGAAATCAAATGGGACGTCCATTAAATAAAAAATATTTCGGTAACCGTAACACCGGTTCAACAATCACAGCTGCAGATGATGGCATCGGCGGTAAAGGACTAGCTAGCGTACCAGTAACAACTGTTGGTGCATATACTACTCGTCCTACAATTTCATTTACAGGTACACCTAATTTATTAAGCGGTCAATCACCAACTGCAACTATTACATCTGAAGCAGCATCTGCTGCAGTAAGTGGCACACAAACTGGTACTTACGTTGTTGGTGATTTACTTACTATAACAACTTCAGGAGGTTCTGCAGTTGCTCGAGTTGCTACATTATCAGGTAGTGCAGTAGCATCTGTAAGTTTTACAGGTACCGGAGCATCACGTGGTAGTTTTCAAGCGTTAACATCAGCTACTACTACAGGCGGCAGTGGTGCAGGTGTAGTATTAACACTTACATATCAAGCTAAAGAAGTTTTAGTAACTGATTCAGGTTCTGGTTATACAACAACTGTTCCTGTAGCAACTGCATCAGGCGGTGGCGTAGTACTCGGAACATCAGTTATGACAAGTCCAGTTGCTAATACAGCACCTGCTGGTTCAGGGTTTAACCCAGAAGCTGCAATTATTGCTCAAGCATATACTGGTTCAAGTGTTAAACAAGCTGATATTGTTAAACAAGTTTCAAAAAATCGTTATAAAATTAACACATCTGATACAGCCGGGACACCTATTGTTGCAACACTGAAATCTAGTATTGCTACACAGGTTGGCGACATGACTATTACTGCTACTGATTTTACAGGAAGTACATATTATGTTACTAAATTAACAGGACATAAAGCTACATTATCGCGTAACGCATCAGCTGGTGCAGGTTATGAATTTGCAGAAGGATCACAAATTCAATGGACATTTGGTGCTGCAGCAACAGGTGTTTCTGTAACAATCGATAACGGTTAATATAATCAACATAATGAGGGCCGCAAGGCCCTCTTTTAAGGAATATAAATGTCAAAAATATTAAAAGTTAGCGAAGGTGATTATAGAGTAACAGTGCCAGCCGGTAACTCTATTGTTTTAGATACTGGTGCATTATCAGGGTCAGTAATTATTACAGGCGATCTTGATGTACAAGGCCTAACTACTACTATTGAATCAATTAATGCTACTGTTAAAGACAATATAATAGTTCTAAATAACGGAGACCCTGGGTTATCTGGAATTTCCCCTCGCACTGTTAACAGTGTTATTACAAGAACATCAGGAATTGAAATTGATAGAGGACGAATTAATACTCAAGTAGCATCGGCATCGATTTTATTTGACGAAGAGGTTCCTCATTATAACACAACATCAACTAATTATGATAATGGAACATTTGCATTAAGAACAAAATATAATACTACTGTTGCGTTATCAAGTTTGCAATTAGCCGGTATTGAAGTTACTTCTATTTCAAATAACGGAATTGTTGATATTCAATTTAATTTGCATAATTCTAATACGTATTTGTCTCTTGTTAATTCAACACATGGCGGATTAAGTTACGAAGATCGATTAATTGCAGGTAATTCTAATCCAATACATGCAACTAATAACAGTCTTACTACTAAAAAATACGTTAACACATATGTCCGCGCAGGTAATCTAAAAGCAGGAATGGCAGATGTTGATACCATTTATTCAACATTAGCCGGTGACATAGTTTCAATGGTTGAGACAACTAATGCATCGATAATAAACTTTAAAATTAATACAAACCAGCGGGCAACTATAACAACTTCCGGGTTAAGTGTTGACACTATTAACTTATTTGGTAACATTATTAAAAATGTTGGATCGGGCTCTCCAGTAGTTCAATCTCCTTTAATTTTACAATCAGATGCTAATTTAGTTGAAATAAATGCCATACTAACATTAAACGATCAAACACCTAACAATACAATTGAAACAACATCAATACCAAATAAAACTAAGATATATTCAAAGGATACTGAAGGTCCTGGACGAACAGGAATATATTTTACAAATAACAATACCTACGGTTCAAACTTGTATAATAACGATGAATTAGTAAGTAAAAATCGAGCAGTACTTTTAAGTATGCTTTTTTAAGGATAACACATGGCAATTTCAAATATAGAAATTAACGCAACAACGCCAGCAGCAATTTATACTAGTTCTGGTAATAATGCTATTACTACTATTATTGTATGTAATAAAGTTACATTTAATCCAGCTGATCCATTAAATGGACAAACAAATTTATACTTGTATGCAATACCTGCAGCCGACGGAACTACTATACAAGATAAACATTTAATAGTCAATGGTTTACCTATTCCAGCTGGTGAAACTGTATCGTTTGATCAAGAAAAAATGGTACTAGCAAACAATGATAAACTTTATGCAAAAAGCGATAGTCCAGCCAATTTAGTAGTAACATTAAGCACATTGGTGGTATAACATGAGATATTTACGTAAACAAGTAATTAATCGCAGAGCACCATATGATCAACGACTCTCTGTTGACATTAATAATGCGGTAGTTATGACTACTACAAATAACTTAACGTTACCGAGTGGTACTACTGCACAACGTCCAGTTGCTGCAATTACAGTAAACGGAATGATAAGGTATAATACTACGCTTGATGAGATTGAAGTTTATCAAGCTAATAACTGGCGTAGTTTAAGATTTAAAGAACCTGCGTTAATTACTCAACAAAGTTTAGGTGCAGGCGATAGTACTAATGTATACTTTGGACCATTAAATCCTGCACCTGTATTACTTGCACAAAGCGGCGGCACTTGGGATTTACCTCAAATTGCTAAAAATATTACAGTTGTAGTTGAAAATGTTCTTCAACTTGCAATAACAAATTATACAGTTGTACAAGATCCTCCAGCTCCTACTGAAACATATACTTCGACTACGAGTTACATATCACCCGAAGGAACATCGACTATATATTTTAATAGTCATCTATTAGGAACAAGTGCAAGTTGGTCAGCTAACACAGCAACATTAACGTTTTCATCAACTCCGACATTAGCTCAAACTCCATTTGCAGTTGGCACAACTATTGTAGTAACTGGGTTTATGCCAACTGCGTATAATGGAACATGGACAGTAACTGCATCGTCTAATAGTTCAGTTAGTTTTACATTAGGGTCTGATCCGGGCGTGTCAACAGTAGCAGGACAAATTAAAAGTTCTAATGCAGTTTATACATCAATAGACATTATTGGAGCATCTATTAGCGGTCATGCTAATATTCAAAACGGTAGTACAATTATATCAGCAATATCTGAACCAACTACTGATGCATTGATAAGCGTTGTAATTAGTTTACCGATACAAAACGGTACGTTACCTTCACCGCAACAACTTGCAATTTCGAACAGTGTGCAACCGCCGTCGGGATATTATGTAAAATTTAGTTCGCCTGTGCCATTAGGCAAAGTAGTCACAGTCTTACACGGCTTTGACAAGTAATTAAGGAACTGTTATGGGTATTGAAATGGGTAGAGTTAGTGGTCCGTTACTCTCTGAAAATTTATTAAGAAACGGTGAAGATTTAGCATTTGAAACTGATTTATTATACTTAGATGTAATAACCGGCAAAGTCGGCATACGAAATTCTGCTCCTCAATTTGATTTATTTGTTAACAATTTTATCAAATCAACAAATTTAATTGTCGATACGCAACTTAGTTTTTCGTCAAATTATGTTGTTAATACAGATAAAATCCAAAATATACTTGGCTCTATTATTTTTACTCCTGATCAATCTTCTGACCCTAAAGTCGTTGCTGCAGGTTTAGGAATTGCAAATTTAACAATATCTGCAGGAAAAAATATTACAAATATTGTCTCCGATGATGTTATTAATTTAAATCCAAACGGAACTGGTATTGTTCATTTTACTACTGATACTGTTAATGTTAATGGTAATTTACATTCTACCGGAACAATTACTGCTGATGGAAATATCATTATCGGTAATGAAACAACAGACAGTGTTATTTTTAATGCGTTAGTTGATACTACCTTAGTACCTATATTACATAATACACATAATTTAGGATCACTTAGTAAACGCTGGAAAACAATATACACTTCGGATATTAAAGGTACTAGTACATTATTAGCACTAAATGATATTATTTTAGATAACACTAGATTAGCAACTACAACCGGTAATATGATCTATGTTTCTATAAATGGAGTTGATACTAACCTCGGTTATCATAAACGTTCTCCATTTAAAACACTTAAACATGCGTTAAGTGTTGCTACTACCGGATGTCAAATTTTTATTAACTCTGGAACTTATGTTGAAGATTTTCCATTATTAATACCTCAAGGTGTTAATGTTACAGGGGAAAGTATTCGTTCGGTAACTATTAAACCATCTATTGCAACTAATACTAATGATGCATTTTTATTAAATGATGAAACATCAGTTTCTTCTTTAACTATTCAAGATTTCTTTTACAACAGTGCAACTAACACAGGTTATGCATTTAAATTTGCACCTGGATATAACTCAACTTATAAAAGCCCGTATATACAAAACATTACAGTTATTACAAAAGGATCTGTAACTTCATTAGCAGATCCATTAGGGTTCTTACAAGGAGACGCTGGAGCAGGTATTTACTTAGACGGCTCAGTTGCTGCGCCAACATCAAATACACCGTCTTGTTTATTTAATACAGTTACATTAATTACTCCTAATCAAAATGCCATAACTGCTACTAACGGTGTACGAGTAGAGTGGATAAACTCGTTTACATATTATGCAAAACGTGGTATATTTTTAATTAACGGTATTGAAGGGTTTGCAAGTATTGGTAATACAGCTGCAGGTTATGATAGTATTGTTGGGTTTTATGGACAATCTGGAATTACTTTAACTGGACCTAACGCTAAAACAGTTACAGTTAATGTTTCAAATATCGGATTAATTACAATCGTTAATATTTCATCTAATGCAGAATCCGGGATATACATTTCTCCCGGAGGAACACGATGGATTATTAATTTAGGAAAATTTGGTGCAGAATTCCGTGGTATTAATAGTGCTAACATCTATGGTACGTATGGTATTATTGCAGACGGCCCTGACACACTAGCATATATTTGTGGACATAACTTTGGTTATATTGGTTCTGGGGCAAACTCGTTAAATGATCCTAGCACTACGGACAGTACTAATGAGGTAATATCGTTAAACTACGGTGTTATATATTACGATAGTGTCGATCATAACGGCAACTATCAAATTGGTGATGTTTTATATATTAATCAAAAAACCGGACAAGTATTGTTTGATGCACGTAGCATGCATTTTAACGAAGACGGTAATATAACACTTCAATCAGATAGCCACCTTACTGTTGTTGATTTTTTTAAAATACAAACTGGTAACATTAAGATATTTAACAATACAATATCATCGATTGTAGGCGAGATTTCTCTTCATGCAGTTTCAGATATTAGATTAAATACGAATATTTTTGTTACTGGATCTTTAGGAATTTCAGATGATTTAACAGTTGCAGGTAATGTATATGTTGGAAACGAATTAGTCGACACTACTGCTATATCGGCAAACTTTGTTTCATCTATTATACCTAATACTAACAACACTTATACATTAGGTACAAATTTACTTAGATGGGACGTGTTACGTTCTCAAATAATACATATTGATAGTATTCTTATTACAGATAACACAGTAACTACTAGTGTACCAGGTACTGATTTAGAACTATTTGCGTCTAATACTGGTCGTATATATGTACCGTTAAACGATGTACAAATTGATAATAACTTAACAGTTGAAAATAACACTACAGTTACCGGTAATACTTCATTACAAGATGTTGAAATTACCGGAACTACTACGTTAACTGGGAATATTACTCAAACCGGCAATATTGATATTACCGGTAACCTTATAAATCAAGATAATATTATTCAAGATGGTGTAGGTTTATTTTTAGATATTCCTAATATAACAATACAAGATAACCTAATTACACCGATTACTTCAGGATCAGATTTAGTTATTTACGGCGGAGTTTTACAAGGCGCAATTTTAGAAAATTTAAAAATTACTAATAGCATACTTGAAAATATATGGCAAAATGCATCTACTGATTATGAAAAAAGTATTGTGTTTACTCCAATTGGAACAGGTAATGTTGTTATCAATTCAAACAAATCAATAATACTTCCAATTGGCACTAATTCTACACAACCGCTATCAAACGCTGGTGAAATACGATTTAACTCCGATACAACGTTGTTTGACGGTTATCTTCCGTCCGGTATGGTTAGTTTTTATAGCTTATTTGATACTGATCGAAACACTTATATCACACCTGAATTAACGCCAGGAACTAATGACAACATATTTAGGTTTGCAACTAACGGAACAGTTAAAGCAAAAATTACTGCAACTGAATTGTATAGTAACTCATTTCATATTTCTAATGTTAAAATATTAGGAAACACAATTGGCACAGTTAACACTAGCAATGATTTATTAATTCAACCTACCTCGGGTATACTAACAGTTAACGATATTCATTTTTCATCAAATTACATTACTAATACATTAAATGATGTAATTCACTTACCTACAATTAAATTTACTGGAGGAGCAACCGGCATGTTAGTTCCACAAGGTACTGATTCTCAACGTCGTAACGTTCCAAATGTTGCTGAGTTTCGATATAATACTGAACAACATTTATACGAAGTATATGACGGCATACAATGGATTCCACAAGGCGACAACCCATTATTAATGTCAACAGTAGACGAAGAAATTACTCTTTGGGCTATTCTGCTTGGATAAAGATAAATACATATACTGCTGGGAGTAGACCAAAAAATCCCACGAGACGAAACTGTGGTAAACCCGCAATGTAAGGTGGTTAGCCGTGAAACACGGTGGTTAAGGAGAGAGTATGGCAATTGGTCGAATTTCAGGTCCACTCTTAAAGGCAAACCTTCTTCGCGACGGTGTGAATTTAGCTTTTGAGACTGACTTATTATATTTAGATGTTATAAATGGCCGAGTTGGTATCAAAACCGCCAATCCAACTCATGACTTAACTGTTGCTGGTACTACACGTACTACTAATCTTGAAGTTACAACTCAAATTGATTTAGCAACGTTTTCAATTAATAACAACACAATCTCAAGTTCATCGTCTACAATTAACTTAGTACCATCCGGTTCTAACCCAATTGTTTATCAATCTAAATTAATTGTTGACAATTTACAACTTTCAACAAACACAATTCAAGTTACTGAAACTAATAGTAACTTAAACATTACTACAACCGGATCCGGTCAAGTTAATGTTAATTCTAATATGCTCGTTAGTGGTAACTTACACGCAACTGGTAACATTACAGCAGATGGTGATATTTTATTAGGAAATGCACCAACTGATAGTGTAACCTTCAACGCTGATATTGCTAGTAATATTGTTCCGGATGTAACAAATACATATACGTTAGGTACTGATCCAGCAGCTGGCGGCAACGCATGGGCTACTGCGTACATACACGATATTACTACCGATACTATTACATTAGATACTGCATCTATCAATAACATAAATCTTGTATTACCACAAGGTAACGTCATTTATGTTGCTACGACAGGGTTAGATACTAACGGCGGTGTTCATGAACACAACCCATTCTTAACTATTAAACACGCATTGAGTGCTGCAACATCGGGCACTACTGTATACATTTATCCAGGTACATATTCTGAAATATTTCCGTTAACTATTCCTACAGGAGTAACAGTTAAAGGCGTTGGACTTAGATCAGTTATAGTTCAACCAACTATCGGCACAATAGATAAAGACGCATTTTTAGTAAATGGTGAAACTACACTTGAAGATTTAACCATTACTGGATTTAGATTTAATAGTACAAGTGATACAGGTTATGGTATTCGGTTAGCAACTAACTTTACAGTTACTTCTAGAAGTCCTTATATTAGAAATGTAACAATCATTACTAAAGGATCTACAGTAAGTGCTAGCGACCCATACGGGTTTGATAGTAATGATGCTGGTAAAGGGGTATTTGCAGACGGTAGTGTTGCTAATATATCAAGTAACGAAGTTACTATTTTAATGCACACTGTTACATTTATTACACCAAATCAAGAAGCAATAACTGCAACTAATGGTGTTAGAATTGAGTTAATTAACTCGTTTACATACTTTGCTGATAAAGGCATGCATGTATATTCCGGTACTTCTGGGTTTGCAGGTTCAGGTTTAACACGATTAAAGATACCTAATAGAACTGGAACCTGGGAAGTAGGTAACACTGTTAATTATTATGGAACAAACGGAACCACCATACTTGCTAGTGGTACAATTGCTAGTGTAGATGCTAACTATGTAAACATTACAGGAAAGCAACTTGGCTTTGAATCAATTGGCGATCGTTTAAAAAAAATAATTTATGCTAACGGCAATGCTAAGATTTCAACAACCCAATCGAAATTTAGTGGTTCAAGTTTATATTTAGATGGTACAACTGACTTTTTACACATTGTTACTCAACCTGATTTTAACTTTGGCACGGCTGATTTTACTATTGAACTATGGGTGTATCGTGTAGGAAATCCAGGGACACTTCAAATATTAGTTGATATGCGTACTTCAACACCTGCAGTTTCACCAGTTTTATATCTTAACACAGGCAATCAAATAAGTTATGTCGTTAATGGTGCAACTGTCATTACTGGCGCAATTATACAACCTACTACATGGACACATATTGCACTAGTTAAACATAATAATATTACTAAAATTTATTATGACGGTAATCAAACCGGTGCATCATATGCAGATACAAATAATTATATACAAGGTCCTGTTAGAATTGGCGCAAGATTTGATGCAACGACTGGATTTAACGGTTATATTGATGATGTAAGGATTTGCAAAGGCGTTGCAAAATACACATCTACACCATTTCAGATTCCTACAGTTGCATTAACGAGCGATGCATCAACTGTATTGTTGTTAAATTTTGCCGGAACTAATAATTCTCAAATTATTTTAGACAACGGGTTAACTTTACAGGATCTTAGATCATCAGCAGGCGGTACTGCAAACAGTATTACCTTTACTAACTATTCTGACTTTGGCGTAGAAGTTCGAGTAATTGGTTCTGCAAACGTATATGGTAATTATGGAATATATGGAGACGGTGATGGGATTAATGTTGTATTAATTAGTCACAACTTTTCATACATCGGATCTGGAAAAAACGGTACAAATGATCCAACCTTACGTATAGACGAAAATGAAGTTGTAGAATTAAATCGTGCATTAATTAATTTTACCTATATTGATAACGAAGGTAATTTTAATGTAGGTGATTACTTTTCAGTTAATCAAAAAACAGGTGCAGTAACATTTAATGGTACTACTGCTAATTTTGCGTTAACAAATGGTATAACATTTACTGATGGTGTCTATACTACACTAATAAATGCAGCTGATATTATAACTGGTAATATTAAAATTTATGACAATAATATTGATTCGTTAACTGGCGATATTAATATTTCGGCTGCAAGTGGCTCAATTAATCTACAAAACAATACACTTATTACCGGCAATTTAGATGTTACTGGAGATGTAACGATTGGCGGCAACATTACTATCGGTAATCAACCATCAGATACTATTAGCTTTGTTGCAAAAGTTGATAGTGATATTGTACCAACTACAAATATAACATACGATTTAGGTACTGCTGCATTAACTTGGAAAAATACCTATTTAAATCGTATTGAGATTGATAAGTTAGTAATTGATAATAACACTATTAGCACAACTAATGCAAATAATGATTTAATTTTAACAGCAAGTACAACTGGTAGAATTTATATTCCATCAAACAACGTACAGATTAATAATAATTTAACTGTAACAAATAATTTTACAGTTACAACCGGTACTTCCTATTTAAAGAATACTACAATCGTTGGTGATATTACACAAACTGGTAATATTAACCAAACTGGTACATTAACTACTATCGGTGATACTACAGTTATTGGTAACATTACAACTACCGGCTATATTCAATTACCTAATATTTTATTATCCGGAAATACAATATCAACACATACTACTAATACAGATTTAAGTATTCAAAGTAATGGCACTGGTAACGTTATTGTAGAAGATTTACAATTTAAAGATAACAACATTACAAGTGTTGGAACAAATACGAACATTATTTTAACACCGCAGAGTACCGGTAGCGTTATTATCAACTCTACACAAAGTTTGCAAATTCCAGTTGGTACTACATTAGAACGCCCGACTGGTGCAAATGGTATGATACGTTACAACAGTACGTTAAGTAGATATGAAGGGTGGAACGGTACCTACTGGTTAAAGTTGAGCGGCATACAAGATTTAGATGGCACTACGTATATAACTGCTGAAAATACTCCAGGGGCTAATGATAACGTATTAAGATTTTATGTTGATAATGCATTAAGAGTTACTATCGACAGCACTAAGTTATATACACCTACTGTACAAACAGATTATATTACAATTACTAATAACACAATTAGCCCAATTAGTGCAAATAGTAATCTTAATTTTACAACTACCGGTACCGGTGGTGTTCAATTTGGCAATTTAAAAATTAGAAACAACACAATCACAAACATAGTACCAAATGCAATTACTGAAATTGTACAAACAGGTACAGGATATGTAAAAATTAATGGCACCGAGGGTGTAGTTATACCATACGGTACAACGAGTAACCGACCAGGAAATGCAACGTTAGGCATGATGCGATTTAACACAGACCTAGATGCAATAGAGATTTACAATGGTTCACTATGGATATCTGGTGCAGGTATAACATTTTTAAATGCGTCTGATATTGGTATCAGTTCAGCATTATTATTTGGATAAAATATGGCTACATTATTTAGAAACGTATTACAAACAGGTATTGGTACAACTGAAACATTAGTACTGACTACTTCATCAAACGCACATAGTACAGTAATTGGATTTAGTTTATCAAATTTAACCAATAGTATAGTGCTGGCATCTGTTAGAATTTCAGATACTCAATCATTAACTAGTGCTTTTTTTTTAAAAAACGTAATTTTACCACCTAATCAAAGTTTACGAGTAGTTAACGGTGGTGAAAAATTGGTTTTAGGACCATCAACAGAAATTTACATACAATCAAATACAGACGATAGCTTAGATTTAGTTATGAGCTATATTGACGTAATATAAGGAAACAACAATGACATATTATGTAGGCAGCGATGTTAATCAAACAGACTTATTAGGTGCAAATAATCCTCGCTATTTCTTAGCATTACGTAGAACAGATGACGGTACTTTATACTTTGCAAAAATAGATCAAATTACAGATACCGATTCAGTTGTAATTAATGAACCTGGATTAGCTAATCAAGATTATCAAGAATTTGATTACGGTGTTGATTTCTTTGATGGTCGCGATGAAATAACCCATGCAAGAAATTATAAAAATTTAAAATGGGATCAATATAGATGGGATACTAAAAATATTTTTTATTATATTGACGAACAAGGCAACTTTGTAGTTCGCATTAATCAAGAATATTCGTATCCGGCTGGATCTCAAATAGGATAAGTACAACAATATGAATTTAATAGGATTAAAAAATGGCAGAATTTAAAATTGGCAGGTTCAAATTTGCATGGTCGGGCGCATGGCAAACTAATTATACCTATATCCGAGATATGGTTGTACAATTTAATGGTAAAACATATGTTTGTATAGTTCCACATACATCGGACGACTTTAACCAAGATATAGTACATTACACACCTGACGGAGAGTTTACTCCATATTGGTCGTTAATGATTAACGGTAATACCTGGGTAGGCCCATGGGAACCAACTACTAGTTACGGCACTGGTAACATTGTAATCTTTGGCGGGTATGTTTACTTGTGTAATACACCTCACACATCTAATAGTACTTTTAGTGATGACAATTGGGATATTTTTGGTCAGTTTACTGTATGGAAAGGCAACTGGGCGGTTAGTACATTATACGGTATTGGTGACATTGTTAAGTATGGCGGTATGAACTATATATGTTCTGTTACACATACCTCTGCATCAACTATTGATATTGGATTAGAAGCTAATATCGCATCATGGGCAATTTTTAATAAAAGTGTTCAATATAAAGGATCTTGGACAGCAGCATATAGATACAAATTAAATGACGTTGTTAAAGTTGGTTCTAATTTGTGGATTAGTACCGGTGGACATAGTTCAGGTTCTTCATTTTCTGAAACTAATTGGACCTTATGGTTAGCTGGGTTAGAGTATAACTCTGTATGGGATAATGTAACTACGTATGATAAAAATGATACTGTTAGATATGGTGGATACTTATATGTTAATAAAACATCAAACAACATTGGAAATGCACCATCGATTGAATCAGCTAATTGGACATTATTAACGACTAGTTATGAAATTAAAGATGATTGGAGTACTGCTGTTTCCTACAAAATTGGTGCAGTTGTACGATATCATGGTCGCGTATATTCAGCTATTGCCAATAGCACTGCGCAAAATCCAGTTGCATTTGCAATATCAACAACATATACTGCTAGTGGAAGTTTAGGTACAACTCTTAAAGTTAATAGTTCTGCAGGTATTACAATTGGCATGAACGTCATCGGTGCAGGGTTTACCCGTGGTCAGACTGTAGTTTCAATTATAGATAATGTTACTGTACAACTCAATGAAGAACCAGATGATGCAGTTGTTAATGCACAACCATTAACATTTAGTGGTGTTAATTACATTTTTTGGAAACTAATAATACCAGGTATTAATTGGACTAATAGATGGATTAGCAATACCGAGTATGCAGTTGATGATCTAGTACGATGGAACCAAGGCGTATTCCGTTGTATTTCAAATCATAGTTCTACTATTTTAAATTCTCCAAATTTAGATACATCAAATGCATTATGGGTGTTGTATATACAAGATGATATTTACAACGGTACAAATAATCCTGGTGAATTTTTAACACGTAATAACGGAGTAAACGTTGCATTACCAATTGGTGCGTCTACAAATGTATTAAAAACTGTAGATTCTACACCAACGTGGTCAAACATCTTTACTACACCAAATGTATTTTATGTAGCAACTAATGGCGAAGATTTACCAACTAGAGGTACTACATGGGACATTCCATGGAAAACCGTTGCATATGCATGCCAACAAGTAGGCCTAGGAACATTAAATCCAACTGCAAGAGCATTATTATTAAGTAATGTTGAATTTTTAGTTACAGATACATATCAATGGATGTTATTTCAAAAATATAATAATTATGCTCCGTTTTCATCATCTACTGTCATTGACCAAACTAAAACACTACGTGATGCTAGGTTTATTGTAGCCGCATTTATATATGATATTTCTCGAGGTGCAAATAGTCAAACAGTTGCAGCAACATTTACATTTTTTTCAAAAGAAAAAAATAATGCGTTTGTTACTGCTGGTGTTGCAGCTAATATGCCAATATTCATTGAAGCATTATCAAGATTATTTACAGTAATTAATTTAGTAATGTCTAATACTGCGTTACCGACTAATAACAACTACCAATTAATTAATGCTGTTCCGGCACCGATTACTCAAACAATTTTTCCAAATCAATTAATTGAAACGACTGCAGTTTCTAAATTAATAACATTGCAAACTATTATTTCTACTGCATTGTTAAATCAAGATACTTCATTAGTGCCGTCGCCTAACCAAGGGTTAGCAGCTACTATTTTTGTAAAATCTGGAACGTATTCTGAATTGTTACCAATTACTATATCTGCAAATGTTACACTAATGGGAGAAGAACTTAGGAGTACAGTTGTGCAACCTATAGATGCCATTAACACCTTGTGTACGCATACTGATGATGACCAGAATTTATTTACAGTTGGCACTACAGTTCATATGGCAGATGGTACTCCTATACAGTTTGTATCAATAAATCCAGTAGGTGAATTAAGTACTATATTAGGCGGAGTAACTCCTGGGCAAACATATTATGTAATTGGCAATTCTATTACAGAAACATCGTTTGCAGTAAGTTTAACAGCAGGCAGTGTTACTCGAGTTACACTTACAAGAAATACAGGATTTATGAATGTATATGGTGGCAACGCATTAAACGATATGTTTTATGTAAGAAATGGCACTAGTATACGAAATATGACACTTACCGGGTTGTTAGGAACGTTAACTGCTCAAAATCAATATTTAACACGTAGACCAACAGGCGGCTCGTATGTTAGTTTAGATCCCGGTGCAGGTCCTGATGATGTAAGTGCGTGGATTTTTAGAAAATCGCCATATGTGCAAAATGTTACTACTTTTGGAACAGGTGTTACTGGTTTAAAAATTGATTCAACCTTGCACAATGGCGGAAATCGATCAGTAGTATGTAATGATTTTACACAAATTATTTCAGATGGTATTGGCATATGGTGTTATGGCGGTAATGCACTTGTCGAAGCAGTATCAGTGTTTTCGTATTATGGATACGCAGGATACATGGCAGAAAATGGTGGTAAAATCCGTGCAACAAATGGTAATAGTTCTTACGGTACTTATGGTGTTATATCAGAAGGTTATGATAATTCTGAATCTCCAATAATTGGAACAGTTAATAATCGTGCTACTCAAGCAACTGCTAGTGTAGTAAGTTCATTAGGAGCAAATTCTAATATTTTAAAAATTCAATACGATCATGCAGGCAGCAATTACAATAATCCTGTAACTAATCTTATTAAGAACAGCAATAACTTCCTTACCAATTGGAATATTGATAATTTTGTATCTATTGCGCAAAATACTATTTCACCTTCCGGATTATCAGATGGGTGGATGTTAACTACTACATCATCTGCATACGATGCAGGACAAGTAGCACAGCAAATTTCAATTCCACCATCAGGAAAGGTGTTTACAAATATTAGCGGAACAAATATTAGCGGTTCGGGGATTGGTGCAACGTTTAATGTTACAGTTACTTCTGCAGAATACGTAGTATCTGTAAATTTACCAGGTTCGGGCTATGTTGTAAATAACACTATTTCTATTCCTGGCAATTTAGTAGGCGGCAATGCTGGTACAAATGATATTACCATAACTGTTCAATCATTAACAGGAACTGGTATTCAAACTGTAATGTTATCAGGAATTATACCATCTAATACAATAGTACCATATACTTTAAGTATATATTGCAAAAAAGGTAATGCAGCAGCAATTTCACTATATGCATTTTTCTTAGGTTCATCTACAAAAGGTAGTCAACTTACATATAATTTTAATTCTAACACAGCAACTGTTAGTAGCGAAGATGGCGGCGGCGTAGTTCCTACACAATACTCAGTTATTCCAATAACAAATGGGTGGTATCGTATTTCATTTACTGTATATGATATATTAGCACTAAACACAACTTTAGAATTTAGAATTTACCCAAGATCTCGAGCAGGTGGTACTACTGGATATACATATGTATACGGTGCGCAAGTTGAACGAGCATCAACTGCGTCATTCTATTTAGAAACGTCAACTCAACGATATTGCAGTTATGCTAATTATAGAATTACTGGAGCAGGAACCGGAGTTGTAGTTGAAGGTAACGAAATTAGATCTAATGCAGTATTTCAAGCACGCATTTTTGATACCGGATTAGGGTTAGGAGGATCTGGTTATATAAATTCATCTAATAATGCCCAAGGTGGCACATCAACATATATTACATTAGCACAATCTGATGTTAACGTTGCTAATAACTATGTTGGTATGCGATTATTTGTTAATAGCGGTACGGGAGCCGGCCAATATGGTTACATTGCAGCATATGATACAGTAAGTAAAAATGCGTATGTATTAAAAGAATCTATTACACCGTTAGCTATTACAAATACTACAAGTGGAACTAATTTAATAACACTAAATTCGTCTGCAGATGTTACAACCTTATATGTAAATCAGCCAATTCAATTTATTCCGGCAACGTTTACTACATCAATAACTTCTGTTGGACAAGATCAAATAACTGTAAGCGTAGCAATTGGTGGACTTATAAACACATTAACTGTTAGTTCTACTGCTAAATTACGAGTTGGTATGGCTATAACGTTTACCGGTACTACATTTAGTAATATAACACCTAATTTCTCTTATTATATTGTTAGTATTATTGATACTGCAACAATTAATATTTCGACTTCAAATGGCGGTGTTGTATTAGGATTAGTTTCTGCAATTGGATTAATGACATTAAATTATCCAAATTCTACAAGTTATATAATTGGTCCAACAACCAACATGGTTGTAAACTATGCAATCCAGTATACTGGTGCTACAATGGCCGGTATAAAAGTTGGTACCACATATTATATACAAGATGTTATTGATTCTACTAATTTTACAATGGCATCGTCATTAGTAAGTATAATTGCAAATGCTACTAGTAGTATTGATAATTCGTTAACAATTGATACATCAGTAAATTTAAAACCATTTACACCAATTATATTTACAGGTACTACATTTGGCGGAATCGTTGTACATACAAAATATTATATACACAAAATTCCTACCGTAACTAGCATTACATTAACTAGCTCATTACTTTTAAGAACTGCAACTGCAACAACCGAAGTAAGCAATCTAATTACAGTTGATTCAACTGCTGGATTTGTAGTAGGCAATCCGATTATATTTGTTGGGCCAGCATTTGGCGGAATTACTAGTGAACAAATATATTATATTCAAGTAGTAAATGATGCAGTATCATTTACTATTTCAACTACTACATCCGGAGCAGCATATAATCTATCTAGTGCAACTGGCTCACTAATTGTTAAAACTGCTAATGGAACAGTGTCATTATCTACAGCAAGTGGTACAATGGTTGGCACAAGTACATCGCCTAAATTAACATTATCGGCAGCATCTGGCAGCATGGTTGGCACATTTAGTGCTCCGTTATTTGGTGGAGTTACTTCAGGTACTATATATTATGTAAAAACAATTAATGTTGGATCACCCAACACTATTACAATAACTGCTACATCAAATGGATCAACTGCAGTGTCAGTAACTACTGCAGTAGGTCTAATGCAAATTGGTGAAGTTGGTTGGGATCATATTAATGCAGGTACTCCGATAGTTACTAATTTTGATTCATCTAGTGTATACTTTATAGAACCTAAAATTACAAGTTCTTTACCTAATTTTGAAATTGCATTATCAGTTGCACCATTTGCTAGTGCAATAGGAATTGCGTATGGTAACAACACATTTATTGCAATTCAAACATCTAGTCAGACTGCATATGCATCTACTAATGGCGAAGTATGGACTAATTTAACTTTACCAGTAGTTGCAACATGGACTGATATTGCATATGGTAACACATATTGGGTAATTATTTCAAGTGCAGGCACAGGAAGTGGGTCAACTGTATTAGTATCTACAACTAATGGAGACTCATGGAAAACTGCATATTTACCATCAATTAGTACGTGGTCTGATCTAGTATACGGTAATGGAACATTTGTTGCTATTACTAGTTCAACAGCAAATGTTGCATATTCTACAGATTTTGGATCAACATGGGTATCAGGATCAGGGTTATCAAGTACTACATGGTCAGATATTGCATATGGCGCTGGTATCTTTGTTGCAGTTGCAACAGGTGGTACTACTGCGGCGTATAGCACAACCAATGGAGCAACATGGACAGTAGTAGTGTTACCAGTATCCGGAAATTGGTCATCTATTGCGTTTGGTAATGGTCGATTTGTTATAGTGTCGAGTACGTCTGCAACACCATTATACAGTTTTAATGGGTCAACTTGGTATGCATCACCTTACGCAATTGCATCATCAATTCTTAGATACGGTGACGGTGTTTTTGTTGCAGTAAGAGAATCATTATCTAGTTACACAAGCGAAAGTGGTATTATATGGTCATCAAAATACCCGTTACCAACTGCTGGAATACGTACCGATATGGCATTTGGCTATAATAGTGCTAACGCTGGGAAATTTATATGTATTTCGGCTAATTCATATGTTAGCATAATTTCTGCAGGGTGCTGCATGCAAGCACGGGCTATTACAAAAGATGGTGCAATTTCCAAATTAAGTATATGGGAGCCAGGATCAAATTATATAAATGCTCCAACAATCGTAGTTGCTGATCCGAATAATACAAATGAAGTATCAATAACATTACGTACTGGTTCAGGAGTACTAGCTAGCCCAACATTTGTTAATCGAGGTTCTGGTTATAATACATCATCTACGTTAATATCAGTAGTTGGTAACGGATATGCTGATGATTATCAACTTGGTATATCGTTATATTGTACTAATTTAACATCATTACCTGCACCTGGCGATAATTTAACAATTAATGGAAACTCACAAACGTACAAAGTGGCATCATCGACTATATTAAACGGCACAACAGCTCCAAATCTTAGTGCATTGTTAACAGTGTCACCTGGATTTACAATAACTACTTCTCCTAACCATGGAGCATCGTTTATAATTCGAGAAAAATATAGTCAAGTACGATTAACAAATCATGACTTTTTAAATATAGGGTACGGCAATACATACCAATCGAGTTACCCAGGATTACCAAGTGAAACCGGATTAATGCCGCAAAACCAAACAGTTGAAACAAATAATGGTAGGGTGTTTTATTCGTCAACTGACCAAGATGGTAACTTTAAAGTTGGTGAATTGTTTGCAGTAGAGCAAGCAACTGGTATTGTTACATTAAGTGCATCGCAATTTGGATTGCAAGGATTATCACAATTGAAAATAGGTGGTGTTGCTGTTGGTGCATCTGCGGTAGTAATTGAACAATTTAGTACTGATCCGACATTCTTAGCTAATTCAAATTCAATTCTTCCTACGCAACGAGCAATTAAAAGTTATCTAACAGCAAGATTGTCACAAGGTGGATCAAATACATTTACTGGACAATTAATAGCAGGTACTGTAGTTGTCGGTGGCGCTAATAAAATTGGAAGTACACTCGGTGAAGGAAATAGCGGATGGCTAGTTAAAATGACAAATAAAGTAAACATACAAGGCCAATTTGGCGGTGTGGATGGAGATTTAGCAGCACTAAGTTTCTTTATAAAATCATGGAAACGTTAAACGTGAGTAATGCGGGATAAATATATGATAATATACATAGTTGGAGTATTAAATGGCTGAATTTAAGTTAGGTAGAATTAGATTTGTATGGCAAGGTCCTTGGACTACCGGAACATCTTACATAGTTGACGACGTGGTAAACAGGGGTGGTAAAAGTTATATTTGTGTAGTAAATCATACGGCTGCGGCTAGCTTTACTACTGATATTTCTACAATACCGAGTAAATGGAATTTAGTTGCAGATGGCACAAGTTGGAGGGGCGATTGGCTTCCATCTACAGCGTATGAAGCAGGCGATCAAGTAAAAAATGGCGGTATTGTATATATTTGTTCAACAGGTCACACTTCTGCAACTTATGTAACTCCTACATATTTAGGGTTAGAATATGATTTTTCAAAATGGACTGTATTTGCATCTTCATTTAATTGGACAGGCGAATGGGCACCTAATAGTAGATACAAATTAAATGATTTAATAAAATATAGTGGTATTACATATATTTGTAATTTAAATCATATTAGTAGTGCCAGTACAACACTTGGATTAGAACCTGATTTATCAAAATGGTCTGTGTTTAGTGATGGTATTTCATATGTTGGAATGTGGACTACATCTACAAGATATAAATTAAATGATGTAGTAAAATATGGTGCAGATTTATGGATCTGTACATTGTTTCATACATCATCTACTTTTATTGATGATTCAAGCAATTGGAGTATATTTGTTGCAGGTATTCAATTTGAAAACTCATGGAACAATGGAACAACGTATCAAGTAGGTGACATTGTTACTTATGGTGGTTATACGTATGTTGCAAAAACAGTTCATGAAAACAAAGCACCGATAGCTAATCCTAACGATTGGGATGTATTTACTACTGGTTTTAATTTTAGAAGTGATTGGGATAGTACAACTGCATATAAGATCGGTGATGTAGTAAGATTGCATGGATATACATATGTAGCACTATTTGATAGCACTAATGATTTACCTCCTAGTATAGTATGGAGTAAATTAAATTCTGGTATTTCATGGACAAACAATGCACAAACGTATACATCAGTATCTGGTACTAACGTAACAGGTTCTGGTACCGGGGCACAATTTAACATTGTACGTTCTAAAACTGTATATACAATAACTGTAACTTCAGGTTATGCAGGTACTAGTTATGTTACTGGTAATACTATTAAGATATTAGGTTCAGCAGTAGGCGGTCTATCACCAGTAAACGATATTCTTATTACAGTTACTGCTACATCTGGTGAAATAACAGATATTACATGGACTGGTAAATCAGTAACTTGGACATTGGGTATTTCTTATTCTCTAGGTGATGTTGTAACGTTTGGTGCAAACAGTTACATTTGTTCACTTACTCATACTGCAGTACCTAGTAATAGACCGGATAACGACACCTCTGGCACAAATTGGAATGCATTAGCATTAGGATCTGATGTTAACGCATTGACAACTCAAGGCGATATGTTATATTATGGCCAAACTGGTCCTACTAGATTGCCAGTCGGTATTGAAGGCCAAATTCTGCGTGTTACTAATGGTTATCCAACATGGTCAAATTATGGATTAATTAATAATTTAGTGTATGTAGGGCCATTAGGATCTGATGTTGCTGCTCCTCAGGCAGGATTAACTATTGATAAACCGTGGAAATCAGTTAGGTTTGCATGTCATCAGATTGAACATGGATATCAAAATCCAAATGCTAAATCATTAATACTAAGAAACAAGCAATTTATTATTAAAGAAGTTAATAATTTTTTATCGTATACATATAAAGTTTCAATTACTGGTACATCAGGCGGCGCGTTAACCTCACCTAATACAGCAATGCTATCTGTAAATATGCCAATTCGTTTTGCAAATACAACTGGTAACGTGTCAATATCTACGACGTATTATGTTAAACAGATTCTTAGTTCAACATTATTTACTATTTCGACAGCAGTTGGTGGAACTGCATTTACTGCAAGTGGTTCGGGAACAAATACCGGTACATTTTATTACGATCAAACAAAAGCTGAACGTGATGCAGGTATTATCGTTGAAGCAGTTGCACATGATTTAAGTAGATTGGGTACACAAAAAACTACTGCTGCTGCATTAGCATATTTTAATACCGCCGGTACAACTTATATTACTACAACTACTGGATATGAAGTATTACAATTTACCAGTGCTGTAAATTATTTGTCAACATTATTAGGAAATGTATTAACCAATACTATTCCAACTTTTAATTATCAAATATTAAATGGTGCAAGCGTTACTGCTGCACAAATTACTGATTTAACAATTACTGCAGAAACTGGAGTTGTTAGTACTGCACAGAATTTAGTTTCAATTGTTACTACTGGTCTTACTTCAGGATCTGCAGCTGCAGTACCAACTGCAATTGTTCCAAATACAACAATATCAGTTAAGACTGGAACATATACTGAAATTTTACCAATCGTGCTACCTGCAAATACTGCAATCGTAGGCGATGAATTACGTAATACTGTAATACAACCTGCACTTGCTAATCCTAATATAGCAACATCTGCATTAAAAACACAATTAGCACTAACACGGTTTAAAACAGTAATTCCAAATTTAATTGCAAATACTACAATTACACCTACTAGTGGAAATACTACTGCACAAGTTACAACATTACCTGCAGGTAGCACAGGGTCGTTGACTGCAATTAGTAATTTAAAAACTAGTTTTGATATTGTATACGGCTTAGTAGCAAACGGTTTGGGTGGAGAATCAAGTATTGTCCGTCCATTGCCGACTGGCTATAATACCACATTAATAAATGTTGCGTATAGCGCAAGTGGAAATTTAACAGGTAACACTACCGGTTACGGAGATGCAATTACACAAATTCAACAAAACTATGCGTTTATTGCAGCTGAGATTTCAGCAGTTATCGTTGGTCAAGGAACTGTTACATCTGCATTTGATGCAAAAGGATATCGAGATACTTCTTATATTTTAGATTCATTAATTTATGATTTAACATATGGTGGTAATTCTCAAAGTAACATTGCAGGTAGTTCGTATTATTCGTTGTATGTATTAAGCATTTTATCAGTTGACAAAACACCATTTGTTACTGCAATTACTCGATTAAAAACTATCATTTCGCCAATCATACAACAAACAGTACTTTCTACTGCACAATTTATTATTACACAAAATGTATCAGGAACTGCAGGTTCTGTAAATGCTGGAAAATTTGCAGAAGAAAGATTACAAAATATTATTAATTGGATTAATAACGGAACTAGTGATACAGGAGTTGCACCATATACTGGTTGGACTAGTTCTGAATTACAAACTGCTTATAATGCGTTAATTAGCCAATCTAGCAATATCCAATCAGATGCAGTATCTTGGTGCCAGAAATATTTTCAATCTATACCATTTAGTACTACATTGGCATATCGTGATGCTGGTTTAATAATTAATAATTTAGCATATGATATGATTTTTGGTACAAACTTTAATGCAATCCAAACAGGTCGTTTATATAATAGAGCAACTACACGTGAAATTGCATTAAGATCTACTAATGAATTAAAATTAACACTTGGTTCAATTAACTTTATGTATTATAAAGCTAAACAAATTGCTGCAAGTGGTGCATCTGTTCAACTACAAACAACAATTGATGATATTAGTAATTTCTTAACAGGTGGTGCGTCACCTCCAAACATTACAATGCCACAACCGGCATTACCTGCATCATCATATACTGGTGTACCAGGTACTGTAATATCAGGAGGTGGTGATGGATTCGCTGCATTTACTATAAACAGAATTACTAATACCAATGGATATTATGCATACACGGTTACACCAACATCTGCTGGGGCAAATTATACTACTTCTAGTAAAATAAAAATATTAGGCACTAGTATTGGTGGCGCAACTCCGGTAAATGATATTGTTCTTAATGTAACACGAGTTACAACAGGCGGCGTAGTTGCGGCTACGTATTCTGATGCAATTGCAGCAGCTGGTTTAATTGAATCAAATAGACAATTTGTATTAGCTGAAATTATTGCATATATTGATACAAACTATTCATCAATTACTACCGATTCTACATATTCTGTTACAAAAACACAACGAGATGCTAGCTATATATTAGATGCAATTAAATTTGATTTAATGTATGGAGGTAATTGGGCGTCTCAGAACGCAGGAATGTCATACTATTCGGCACTATATGGTACACAAATAACATCAGGGTTTACTACTGCATTTGTTAATACTGTTGGGTATATTAGTACACTATTACAATTGATTGTAATAGGTAACACCGTTAGTAGTCCGCTGCAAGTTGTTATACCGCAAGTTGTTCCGCCTATTACACAAATAGTAGGAGCACTAAAAGATGCTACTCAAATTGCTGCATTAACTACGATAATTACTAACTTTATCACTAATGGTTTAACTAACGGTGCTCCTGTAGTTACAGTAACTACTATTGCAACACTTGATACATTTACATCAAACGGACACGGTTTAAATAATGGCGACATTGTTATACCACAAGCAACTTCAAACGGATTAGTTTCAACTGTTATTGGATATGGTACACAATATTTTGTAGTTTCGTCTAATACAAATACATTTAAATTATCAGCAAGTTACAATGGCGCTGCATTAACTACATTTACAAATGGTACTGGATTATCGATTAAACTTCAAAAAATTGTTATGCCAAGTTTAACATGGGTTAACTCGACTGGTATTGCTGCGTATACTGCAGTTACTTCTCTAATATCAACATATCAAACATCAGTTGTTACATATTTAACTACTAATTTTTCAGCGTTGCAATACCTTTCATTATACGTATCGCGCGATGTGAATAGTGTAGTAATTGCAACACTGTTAGATATGCTGTTAGGTAGTAATTATGCAGGAATACACACAGGCCGTGCATATAACAGACTACAAGATTACAAAGTACAAGGATATGAAAAAACTGCAACGATTGCATCATTAAATTATTTAGAAACATTACTTTCTAGTACATTATCTAGTTCAGTTTATTCGTCTCAGTTGTCTAGAATAGATACTTCAATTTATTTAATTATTAAAATGTTAGAATTTGGTTCAGGAATTTTACCTGAAATCAACGGAACTGTAACATATAATAATAATTTAGGTATAATTAAAGGTTCAGAGATTTTACGTGCAAATATTCCATTTCTTACAGCAGAAGCAGTTGCGTTGTATAAAACTAGATTTGGTGGTAATGTTACTACAACTACTACCGGGTCTAATGAAATTACAACAAGTGCAGCTCATAATTTTGTAGTTAACGATCCGGTAGTATTTTCCGGTGTAAGTACAAGTGGACTAGTTGTTAACACTACCTACTATGTATTAACTGTTACGTCGCCTACTACATTTACTGTTACTGCAGTTGCAGGGTATTTAAACAGTAATCAAGGTACAGTATATCCTCCAGTATCTGTAACTAGCTCATCTCCTACGGGATTTACAGTTGCATACTCATTTAGTCCTAATAAAGTTATTACTGATCTTACATATTTGTTAAATGGTATTGTATATGATTTACAATATACAGGTAACTATAAAAGTTTAAGATATGTCGAATTGTTTAAAAATGAAATTAATGGATCACAAGCAAGCAACATGCTTTTAGTACGGAATGGTACTGGTTTAAGAAATTTAACAACTAGTGGTTTAGTTGGAACATTAACTAATCCAAATGCATACGGCACTAAACGTCCAACTGCAGGTGCATATGTGTCACTTGATCCAGGGTTTGGACCAAATGATTCAAATAGCTGGATCATAACTAGATCACCATATGTACAAAACGTTACTACGTTTGGTACAGGATGCGTAGGTTTAAAAATTGATGGCGCGTTACATAATGGTGGTAATAGATCTGTAGTTGCTAATGATTATACACAAGTGTTATCAGATGGTATTGGTGTATGGTGTACAGGTAATAATTCACTTACTGAATTAGTATCAGTGTTCTCATATTACGGGTATTCTGGTTATTTGGCAGAATTAGGTGGACGGATTCGTGCAACAAATGGTAATAGTTCATACGGTACTTGGGGTGTTATTGCCGAAGGAACTGATGTAACTGAATTGCCAATCACTTGTATTTTAGATAATCATTCACAACAAGCACAAATTTCCAATGTATTTACAGATGGAACAAATAAAGTGTTACGTCTTGAATATAGTAATGCTGGTAGCAATTATACAAATACTGTAATGACAATTAGTGGTTCTGGATATAATATTGCAGCAACAGCTGACGAATTCCGTGATGCTGCTGTATTTGAAACTAGAATTATTGATTTAAATGATGGTAACGGGTATGGTGGTACTAATTATGGTACTGCAATCAACGCTGCTCAAAATGGTACATCTACCTATATTACTATTGCAGCTACTGATATTGCGTTGAGCACTGCATATACAGGTATGAGAATACAACTTACAGCAGGTTCAGGTGTTGGCCAATATGGTAATATTTTATCATATAATAATGGTACAAAAATTGCATTAGTATATAAAGATAGCTTTACTAATTTAACAGTAACCGCAACTGCAATTACAAATAATTTGTTAACTGTTGCTAGCACTGCTAAGATGTATGTAGGAATGCCAATTTATTTAAACACTACTGGTAATGGGTTAACTGCTAATACGTTATATTATGTTATTGCTGCAAACTTTTCAAGTACACAATTTGCAGTAAGCACTGTATTAGGTGGATCTGCAGTTACTATTACAGCAACTGGATCAGGATTAACCGTTACATTATATGCTGCAGGATGGGATCATGTAGTTGCAGGAACTGCTATTGTATCTACGTTAGATTTAACTACTCAATATAGTATTGAGCCAAGAATTAGTTATACTGATCCGGGGTATGCTGCAACGGCAAGAACCTTATCAACAACCGGTACTTGGGGTGCTGCAACTTACGGTAATAGTCGTTATATTTCTATTGCTACTGCTACTAGTAATTTAACACAGTATTCAAATGATGGCAAAACATGGGCTGCAGGAGGAACATTACCGTCATCTGCTAACTGGGCTAATGTAGTATATGGCGGCGGACAAGGTGCTACTGCGTATGCAGTTATTGGTGGTCTAGGCGGTTCTGGCGCAATTCTTACAGCAGTATTAGGTAGTGCAAACAGTGTTGGTGCACCGGGTGCAGATCAAGTATTAAGCGTAACTATTGTTAATGGCGGTGTTGGGTATTACACAGCGCCAACTATTGTCTTTACTCCAGTAAGTGGTGGAACTGGTGCAATTGCAACTTGCGCAGTATTAAATGGTTCAATTACTAGTGTAACAATTATAAGCAACGGTACTGCATATGCAGTAGCTCCTACTATATCTGCTGCAACTGATAGAGTTACAAAACTTGTAGTTACTGCATGGGGTACTGGTTATACATCAGCACCGACTGTAACATTATCAGGTGGCGGCTCTAGTAATCAAGCAACTGGTACTGCAGTGTTAACTAATAATGGTGTTAGTAGTATTACAATAGGAAATAATGGCGGAAGCGGTTATACATCTACTCCGACTGTATCTTTTGTTGATCCTACTGCAAAATATGTTACTATTGCGTCTAATGTAGCAGCTGCAGCGTTTTTATCTGCATCATCGACTGCAACTACTAACTGGACTGCTAGTACAACAGTTCCTCAAGCGTATGCAGATATTGCATATGGTAATGGGGTGTACGTTGCAGTTGGAGGCACATCGGGTGCAGCATCAACCACTGATGCAGTTACATGGGTTTCGCGTACAATTCCAACATTAGGCGCAGGTACATATTCTGCTGTTGCATATGGTAATGGATACTTTGTTGCAATTTCGACAGGAAACTTAGTTACTGCAATTTCAACAAATGGCTTATCGTGGAGTGCAGGCGGTAGTTTACTATCGAATACAACATGGACAAGTGTTACATACGGTAATGGTAGATTTGTTGCAGTTGCAAGCGGCGCAAGAGTTACTGCATTTAGTATTGATAACGGTACTACTTGGACAACTTCGGCCAGCTTACCACCTGGTGGTAATGCTTGGTCAACTATTAGATATGGACAAGGTGTGTTCTTTGTAATTGCACAATCATCTACATCTGCAGCTACTAGCCCAGACGGTATTAACTGGACTTTAAGAACAATGCCAGGTACAAGTACAAATTGGAAAGGTTTAGCATTTGGTAGCATTTCAAGAAATCCGTTATGGGTTGCAACGTCAGCTACTTCAGGTACAACTGCAGCTTCGATTCGTACTGGTGCGCAAACACTAGGCAGAATGAAAGCATTATCAGGCATATTAAGCGAAATACGAATAATTGAACCTGGTTCAGGTTATCCAAAGGGTACAGTAACTGCATCAACAATAACTACAAACTTAATTACTGTTGATAATACAGAGAACTTAATAGATAGGCAACCTGTAGTATTTACAGAGACTGGTGCTAGTGGATTAACTGCAGGTGTTACATACTATGTAATTGGATCAACTATTACAAGTACACAATTTAAAGTTAGTGCAACTGCAGGTAGTGCAACTGCGATAACATTAATTAATTCTACGTTAACTGGTACATATAGAGCAGGACCTATATTAACACAAACTGATCCTAATAAAGTAATTACTGCAGCGTTAACTGTTAGGACAGGCGACGGTGCATTAGGTAATCCATCGTTTAGTAATAGAGGTACTAGCAACACAACAGCAACTGCAATTACATTAGGTGACGGATATGCTGATTTATATCAACCGAGCACATATATTACAGTTAACAATTTGTTTTCAGTACCACAAGCTGGATCAAATATATCGTTCGCGTCAATACCTAACACATGGTATAAATTAGTATCTGTTGGTAATGTATTAGGAAACGCTGGAGAATACAGTGCAACGTTCCAGATTAGTCCAGGACTTAGTGTATTACTTGCACCGGCATACGGTGATACGATTACAACAACGAATAAATATAGTCAAGTACGGTTAACAGGACATGATTTCTTGTATATCGGAACAGGTAACCAATCAACTACTAACTTCCCATATGTAATTCCAACAACTGCAGATATTGCAAAACAAGAATTAGCAAGTGGCGGTGGTCGTGTGTTCTTTACGAGTACAGATCAAGATGGTAACTTTAATGTAGGTAACTTGTTTGGCGTGCAACAATCAACAGGTACTGCAACATTAAATGCTAGTGCATTTAATTTATCAGGACTACAAAGTTTGCAATTAGGTTCAGTATCATTAGGAATTGGAAGTGCAGTAATTACGCAGTTCTCAACAGATCCGTATTTTACTGCAAATAGTGATAGTATTTTACCTACACAACGAGCAATTAAATCATATATTACATCACAAATTGGTGGCGGTTTAAGTTCATTAAACGTAAATACATTAACAGCTGGTGTTGTGTATATTGCGAATAATACAATATCGACTACTAATGGTGGTCAAATAAACGTAACAGCTAAGATGAATTTCACAGGCGGCATTGACGGCGCGCCAGTTGCACTTTCATTCTTTATGCAACGATAATGGAGAAATAAATTAATGGCAACAGGAAGACTTAGCAATTTTGCAATTGCTGCAACAACTAATACAACAGTGTATACCGTACCAACCGGATATTACACTGTTTGTAATGTATCGTTAACAAACAGAAATGCAACTGCAATTAAAATAAGAGTAGCAATTGCATCAATTGCTACTCCTAACGTACAAGAATGGATTGAATATGACACAGTAGTTGTTCCTAATGGTGTGTTTGAAAGAACAGGTTTAGTGCTAAATGCTGGACTAAATATAGTAGTATATTCAGATACCGCAGGTGTTGGTTGTACAGTATACGGTATTGAAACATCAACTACGTAAATATTAGAGAGATAAAGATATGGCAAGATTTAATACAGCAGCACCGTCGTTAAGTGTTACTGGTGCAATTGTTTTCACATATGCATTCACATCTGGGTTAATAACACTAAGCGGAACTTCTGGTTATACTGTAACACTCGCTAGCCCTGTAGCAGTCCCAGGAACAGTGCAGACATTTTACAACGCAACGGGTGGTAACGTAACAATTTCTACCCCAAATGGCAATATTATTGGTAATGGGTTAACTGCTGCAACTTCGCAAACATTGCCAAATGTTTCTACTTTTGGCTTGCAATCGGATGGTACAAATTATGTATTAACTGATAACCAAGGCGGTCCAGTGGCAGTAACTACGTTTACTGCTAGTGGTAACATTAGTGCAATTACTAGTAATCAAACAGTTACATTAAGTCCAACTGGAACAGGCACTGTTACAATTAGTCCAGCAGGTGCAACTACATTAGGTACCGCTAGCATTACTACTAATTTATATGGTAACATTAGTGCAATTACTAGTAATCAAACAGTTACATTAAGTCCAACTGGAACAGGTACTGTTACAATTAGTCCAGCAGGTGCAGTTACTATAGCACCTACTACTGTTGGTAGCATCAATAATATAAATATTGGTGCTAGTACACGAGGTTCTGGAGCATTTTCAACATTAGGTGCAAACAGTACTGTTACATTTACTGGTGCAATTTCTGCAGATACTGGAACTAATAATCAAAGTATTACTACAACTGGCGCCGGTACTATAACAATTACATCAGGTACAACCGGTAATATTAATAATATGAATATCGGTGCTACTACTGCAGGTACAGGTAGATTTAGTACAGTAACATCGACAATTGCTACTGGTACTGCTCCATTTACTGTTACATCAACAACTAATGTTGCTAATTTAAATGCTAGTTCGTTAAATGGAGCAACATTTGCTGCACCTGGATCAATCGGTTCAACTACTGCAAGTTCTGGAGCATTTTCATCATTATCTGCTAACAACGGGTTAACTGTTTCTGCTGGAACATCAACATTTTCTGCAGCAGTATCTGTTCCTACTCCTACAGCCGGCGGCCATGCAGCAAATAAAACATATGTAGATGCTGCAAATCCAACCCCAACTAAAGCTATCTCGTCATATGTTACGTTTTATACAACTGGTGTATATACCGGATTAGTATCAACAGAAGTTGATGGTGCAGTTAGTAGATCAAATTTTACATATGATACACAAAAAAGAGTAACTAGTTACAGTGAATTATATAACAGTGTAACTAAAACAGTAACTATAACGTATGCAGCAGCAGGCGGTATTTCAACAGTAACTGCAGTATAAGGATAACAACAAATGACAATTGACGTTTTAACATTAAATGCGTATTTAGAAGAAAATCAAACATTATTAAATTCAGGCGAGTACACAGCTGCATACTCAGCTGCGTATGCAACTGCATACTCAAGTGGTTGTATAGCTGCAGCCAGTTCGTTCCTTCAATCGCAAATTAATCAAACACCGTGTAATGTATCATTATGGTGTTCTATTCCGATGATGACCGGTGGCGTGACGGGAACCGTATTAGTTTGCGATACAAGTGGCTATTTTCGATGTGGTGCATCGTGTTCGTGGACAGTACCAAACGGGATAACCTGCGCACAATTTCAAATGTGGGGTGCAGGCGGCGGCAGCAATGCCGGATGCTGTTGTGGTGGCGCAAACAATGGCGGAACAGGTGCGTATGTATCTGTTATTATGCCAGTTACTGCTGGTACTGTATATACATTATGTGCAGGGTGTGCGACTTGCTGTTACCCAACACCCGGCAGTAGCTATTGCGGCCGCGGATGTGCATCCTATGTAACCGGTACTGGAATGTGTAATGTATGTGCCGAAGGTGGCGCCAATTTTCACTGGCAATCAATATTAGATCAAGGGTGTTACGGATCAGCTGGTGGCGGTTATTGGTGTACTATTGAATACTATCCAAATAGTGGTACTACTGCCGGCCCATGTGTTTGTGGTAGTAATAATTATTGCAGTAACTCATGCGCTACATGCGGCGAAGTCGTAGTTCATAGAAACTCACTAGTTAATTTTTATGGATGTGCAACAAACGGAAAACTTATGGGCATTCCGGGACTACATGGTGGGTTATGTCTGGACACTAACCAATATGGACATTTTACGAATCCGCCAGTAATTAATACAACGCATACCGGGGCATTTGACAGCGCGAGCAATTGCGGCTGTCGAGTATGTTTTACTAGTGAAAATAATTTAGGAGGCTGTCTATGCAGTGGCGGAATAAATGGTACGTCAGTTCAACAATTTCCCGGAGCAGGCGGTTTTGCGCATCATGCAATGGGCGGAAATACTACCGGCTGTGGCGATGCAGGGCGTATGGGTATGGTACGTGTTACTTACAGATAAAATATAGGAATAATAATGAAACAGAAATTTACACAAAAAATACCAAACGAAATTTATATCGATGACTTTTCAGATAATAAAGTTATGGAATTAGAATACAATGGACCAGATACACTGTTATTAGAAGTTGACGGTAATGGGACTGCATTTAAAATTGTTGAAGAAGCAAGACCGATGCTTGAACCGACATCATATATGTATCATATTGAATTAAATGCTGCAGATGCAATTGAAGCAGCACATTATATTTACACGCATGCTGATGAGCATATTTATGAGAATATTGATATTCCAAATCCAGATGGGTCAATTTATATTGCAGTTTCAAATCCAAGAATTCAAGATTACTATCGATTAACTTATCAACCGGCTGGGTTAGATATGCCAGGAATTTGGCATTTTAATCTAATTACTAGAAGTATGCATTCAACTATCGAATTAAAAGTAATAAATGATTATAACAATGCTAAGAAAAAATTATCACCGATTTTATTAACTGCCGAAACACAGACTGCGTTTGATGATTATACTGCAAAGGTAGAAGCATGGATTGCAGATACAGCAGATTTATGTCCATGGAAATATATTGAATTTCCTGCAGGAGACATACCAAAATTACCATTAGTTCTTATTAGGTTAATTGCAGAATTAGATTCGTACGGGGTTGTATAATGTCTAGTGTATTAATATACAATGCAATCAAACAAAATTTTGCGTATAATCGATCAGCATCAACAGCTGCAATTACTACAATTGCACAATCTGCAGGTACTGCTGCAGGTATTGCTGCCGGCGGTGGTCCGTCAACATGCTTAACAGCAGCGAATGTGGGTAATCAAATTGGTTTCTCACCATCTACTAGTATAGAAACTTGGAAAACTATTCCACGGTTAGCTGGATATACTGGAAGCATAGCAGTATGTGATACAAGTGGCTATTTTCGATGTGGTGCATCATGCACATGGACAGTACCTACAGGAGTAACATGTGCTGACTTTCAACTATGGGGACCTGGTAGTGGTACTGGTACTAATTGCTGTTGTGGCGGTGCACCGCATGGCCCAACTGGCGCGTTTGCATCGGTTGTTATGCCAGTTACTGCTGGTTCTGTATATACAATATGTGCAGGGTGTGCGTATTGCTGTTATGCATCACAAACAACTCCAGGATTGTGTGGTGGACCATCATATGTAACTGGTCCAGGCCTAAATAATTTCTGCGCAGATTCCGGTATAAGTTGTGTATGTAATTGGCGGGCAAGTTTACCCGGTCCAGCTAGCGGAACACTAGGATGGGGATTAACATATCCAGGTGGCAGCGGTTGTCAATTCCCAAGTGGTAATAATTGTGGACCTGAATCATGCAGTGGATGGAATTTTTGTTGGGATAGTTTAAACGATTCAGTAACAATACAAGATTTTTCATTTAGTTGTGTAACAAGATTCTATGGTACTGCTACCGGTAGTTGTGTATACGGTTTAGCCGGAATGTATCCTAAGTTCATGATTAGTGAAACTATGTGCGGTATTTCAGTTGCAGCACCGGTCTATGGATTTGAAAATTCAACACAGTGTATATATTGTTGGAATGGAAACACTTGTGCAGGTTGTATGGCTGCTCCAATGTGCGGTTCTGGATTTCTAAGAAATCCAGGAAGTGGTGGTTATGCTAGTTCAGTATATGGCGGGTGTAATGCATGTTACGGTGATTCGGGGCGAATGGGAATGGTTTGCGTTAGATTCAAATAATTTTTTGAGGGATATACTTCACAACTAAATAACAGAAACATTTAATGTAGGTATATTATGAAAAAAGCATTTTTTATTAGCGGCGGAGCCGGAAGAGTATTATGTGCAATCCCAGCACTTGAAAAGTTTGCAAAAACTAACCCAGAATTTATTATTGTTGCAGAAGGATGGCCTGAATGCTTTTCAGGCCATCCATTATTGCAAGACAAAGTTTTTAATGTTTCTCACAAAAATTTATTTGAACAACATCTAAAAGATTGTGAACTTATCACCCCTGAACCATATCGGTTAAATCAATATTTCACACAGCAATGTGATCTTATTCAGGCATTTGACATTTTAATAAATGGCGAATCATCAGATCCAACAACTTATAATATTACTATTGATCTAAGTAAAAAAGAACAGATCACAGGTTATAATATTGTTGACGAGGTACGATCAGTTAAGAAAAAAGAAAAAGTCATTGTATTACAGCCATTTGGCAGTACTGCGCATCAACAAGGAAAATTTATTTTTGATACATCTGGTAGAAGTTTTGAATTATCAGACATTTATAAATTAATTGAATCATTAACAAAGAGCTATGCTGTTATTCTCATGTCCCCAATTGACATTCCGTCGACTACTGACTTAGGGATAGCACATCCTAAAAATTTAGATTTACGATCATGGATGGGCATTATTAATGCCGCTGATTATTTTATTGGTTGTGACAGTGTTGGTCAACACATTGCTTATGCATTAAAAAAACCAAGTACTATTGTTATCGGGGCTACATTTCCAGAAAACATTTCGTATCCTAAATGTCCATATTTTACAATTGTTGATAATGGCATAAACAAAAGAAAATATTCTCCTATTAGGATTACAATGGATGAGTCAGGTGATCGTATAAATGAGAATCTAATGATTTTAGATAACGCAGTGTTTAGTAAAATTATCGATTCAGTAAACAAGAAATTATCTGTAAACAAAAAACCAAGTAATGTACAAGAGTTGCCTAGACAAATAAACCCACCGTTTACAAAAAAAAAGTTGACAGCATAAGATAATAACTGTATAATAACAGTTTTTTACAAGGATAAAATATGAATACAGGATACATAGCTGGAATTTCCAGAGGACACAATAGCGGAGTATGTTTACTACATAATGGTAAAATCGTGTTTTCAATAGAAGAAGAACGATTATCACGCGTTAAATACGACGGTAGTCCATTAGCTGCACTAACACTTATTAAACAATATACAGATACAATTGATTTTTTAGTAGTTGCACATACGTCATCGTTAGCGTCATCTTCGCCACAAATTGAATTTCAAAATGATGACATATATTCTGGATTAGCTAGAAAATTAGGATTAATTAGCCGCAATGTTTTTCCACCCGGCCAGCATCCTCAGGTAATTGATGTATCATCATTGCATCATAAAATGCATGCAGCCTGTTCATTTTATCGATCTGGATGGGATGATGCAGTTGCATTAGTAGTAGACGGTGCAGGTACATCGTTTCCGTTTAAACTAGCTAATGGGGAGCCGACATGGTTTTGGGAAGTAGAATCAATTATAGACTGTTCATATCCGTTTGGATTTAAAACATTATATAAACATTATGCTACTCGAGAATCAGTTATTGGTGGTATTTCTCAAATACCATCTGATATGCTACATGAGTCAGGATCAACGCATACTGCATTAATTTCAGATACTGCAGGTATTACTAAAGTGTATGAAGCAGTTACTGAATACTGCGGCTTTGACGGAATTGATGCTGGTAAAACTATGGGATTGTTCCCGTATGGTAAACCTAATGAGTCAATACCTCCACTATTCAGTGACGCTACTGACGAACCATTATCAAACAGAAGTTTATTTATTCCTAAATATCCAGGAACTGCAACTGTTAATCAAAATATGTATAGTTTTTTAACAACTGACAATTCTGTAACTGAATTTACTACATTAGAAAATCGAAGAGATTTTGCATATGCATGTCAACTTGAAACACAACAACAAGTGTTACGATTAATTCGAAAAGCATGTGAGATGTCTGGTAAAAAACAAGTTGTTATTTCTGGCGGATATGGATTAAATTGCGTTGCAAATTATTTTTATTTAGATCAATTACGTGATGAAGGTATTGAAATATATGTAGAACCTATATCAAATGATGGCGGAACTGCGATCGGTGCTGCATTAATGCACTGGTATCAAACTTCAGCTAGTATGGAAAAACAAGATCAATCAATATATCTCGGTCCGCATTATAATTATAGCACGGATGATATTAACGAGTTAGCTGTAAGTAATAATGGTACTATTATTGATGCAACCTACCGTGACATTGTTAAATTATTACGTGATAAACATATTGTAAGTATGTTTCAAGGTAGGTCAGAAAATGGCCCGCGTGCATTAGGTAACCGATCTATATTGTTTGATCCAACATTTGAAGATGGTAAAGATTTTGTTAATAGCATTAAAAATAGAGAATACTTTAGACCGTTTGCTGGCACAATCTTAAAAGAACATGTACATAAATGGTTTGATTTACGAGGTAAAGATGAGTCTCCACACATGATGTATGCAGTAAATTGCCAACCTGGAATAGCAGAAAAAATACCAAGTATTATTCATGTCGATGGCACTTGCAGAATACAAACAGTAACCGCTGACCAAAATACACACTTTTACAATCTAATTAATGAATTTTATAAAGAAACAGGTGTTCCTATTTTGTTTAATACGTCATTTAATCTTGGTGGCGATCCTTTGGTTGAAACCTTAGAAGATGCTATTGATACATTAGTAAAAAGCAAAATTGAATATTTATATTTGCCTGAATATAACAAATTACTAACATTTAAAAATAATAATTAATTATGGTTTATATCAAAACATAACGGCTTTTAATTACATATGAGAAACTTCTAAATACCAAATATCGTATTGAAATCTTTTACTTAATAAATGATTGCTGATTTTAAGATTATTATCAGCAATCATCTTTTCAAATGTCGTTACTCCTGATCCCCAAATATTTTCAACTAATAATATTTTTCCATCATCTGCTAAAAACGGTTTTACATTATTAAAAAAATCATGATGAGTTGCCCAGTCTGTATCTTTATAACGACGTTGATCTGTTAATAATGGAGCATACGGATCGCAGTTAAAATGCGGTGGATTTGCGATAATTAGATCAAATTTTGTGCCAGTTGGAATTGATTTAAAATTATCTGAAACATAAAATTTCACACAGTCTTCTAAGTTATTATCTTGTATAGTTTTGTTAACTATTTCTTTAGCTGGTTCATATATATCAGATAGATGCAATGTGTTGCACAACTGATTGCCTAGCACTGCAAACCCTAAAAATCCTGGTCCAGAACACCACTCTAAACAATTATTAAATACCCTATTTGGATACAATGTTTGTATTACTTCTACTAATTCTTTATTTAAGATATCTCCGGAGCCATTTAGCTCGTGTGTAAATGATATCGAAATTCCGGGTACATTATGTGTTAAAATCATTTAGCCTCTTTAAATTAAATCAATTATGTCAATAACAGTTTGAATCTTAGTTTGAATAACTTTATTACGCAAGCTAAGATTTAACCCGCGATGTATAGGTTTTGGAAGTGCAATTAGACTAAACCAACCCCAAGCAATGTGTTCATCACTTAAGGTTGGTACAAATTCATTTTCCACTAAACAAAAATATGTATGAAAATTAAAGACACTATCGTTAGATACAAATTTTTCTAACGGTAGTGTTTTTTTAATGACTGGAAGAAATCCAATTTCTTCTTCTATTTCTCTAGTAAGACCTTGCCACGGGTTTTCGTTAGCTAAGTTAGTACCGCCAACTAATCCCCAAGTGCCTTGATGTTTACCTGAGGATTTTTGGATTAATAGAAATCTATGCGTAGATTGTGAATAGATTAATGCACCGCTACAAATTACTTGTTCTGTTATAGCTCTAGTCGCCATTTGCCAACCTTATATATTCCTTCGAAACTTTTAACCCAATTTACGCCATTCCACATATATTGAATTCCAGAATCTGTATATGTGTTAGTTTGCCAAACAATTACGTCAGTTGTGTTTACTGAACTAAAAATTACATTCCATTTAGATCCATCCCATTCAACAATGTCATTCGCATGCGCAATTAAATCTTGTCCGCTAGTCCCTTTCCAACCAAGTGGGCCGTCTGTGTTAGTAACATCACCAATATCTTCTGTTAATAAATATCGTAAACCTTGAAAAACTGTATGATCTTTTGGATTAAATGTTTGCGGATTAATAACTGCATCAAATGTTCCTGGTGAATTAAGTATATTACTAATTCTATAATTTGGACCTGCATTGTAATTTGGATCATAATCAAAAAGACCTACACTATTAATACCAGTATTAGGATTAATAGTATCCCTGTCCCATACAACATTTAGTACTGCTTCATTTATTGGATCTCTTGATAAGATGCCATTAACTTCTGTGCCATCAATTTGCATTAAAAATATTCTTGCAATACCTGAGATAAACTTATTTGGGAACATGTCTAACAATAAATCCCATGACAATTCCTTGTTTACTCGATCTGGCATGTTAAATGACAAATCATTTGATACTGCACCATTATGCGAATCTAACAACGTTATTTGATTATTAAACACTTCAATTACATAATCTTCTGTAACTGAAATAATCTCGGTCATTAGTGACGACGGAATACCATCAGGTATAAATGCATCATTGCCAAACCCAGAAATTAACGGTGAATATGCATCATGCAAACTTGTAATAATTTTTCTAATAATGCCTAATTGTTTAACTTTTACTGGCGGGCTAATCCATATCGGAGTAACTAGTGTTAGTGTTCCAATGTCAATAGGCGTGTCGTTACCTACTGGTATTGCTCTACTTGACCAGTTAACTGCATCTAGATACAACACAGAAATACTAGTCCAATCAACGTAGTTGTCGGTGGTTTGTATTTCTAAACTAGGATTAAAAATCATAAAGATCTGTTCCATAAGTTGTAACTTTTGATCAGTACTAGCAGTCCAAATGTCAACTTTCATAGTTAACTTAAATGGAGTTGGCATAATTTTTTCTACTGTATAATTTCTACCTAAGTTACTTGTGTATTGTCCATCGACAATTTCACGTTCTCTATACTGTTTTTTATTAACAAATGTGGGATCTTGAATACGGTCACGATCTAATTCAATTGCGTGAATGTATACACTTATTTTTGGAATAGAGTTTACTGTATTTTCTGAATTTTGTCTTACAATAGTTGCAGCTTGTCTATCACTGTCACCATAAGATACCGGAACACGATGTAACGTTCCGTCACTATATCTAACAGTAAAGTTACTAAAGACTCTAATTGTTTGGGTAACGTACCGTCTAATGGCTCCGTCATAAAAATGTTGCATATAATCTCCTATCCGTTATTTATTGTAGTAAAAATTTACAAATCTGCTTTTGGTTTAAGCACTTGTGATAAACTTTGACGTTCTGCTTCTCTATGATTAAACAACATAACTCTCCATGCTCCGGCATACGGGATAGTAACTTGTGAATCTTCTACAATTGGTAATGTAACTTTAATTTTAGAAACTCCATCAACAGTATACGATTCAAATAGATCTGGATTATCAGCAACTACAAACTCTAAACGTGTAGTTGAGAATTTAATTACAAGGTATTTTGCAATAGTTGGATATGCAAATTCTGTATTAAACACAAAGTCTCCAACTGCTAATCTAACATAATCAACTGCAAGTTCTTCAGTGTACATAAATTTATTATTATTAATAAAGCTGGTTTTCAATGTTTGTCTATTATTAGTATTTGTCATAGTCATACGTATGTTATCTTCAACTTTTAGCCAACGTTGTCCGTTAAATTTAAATAATCGATTTGGTAAAAAATCAACTCTTAAATAAAAATCATTCTCTGCAGCGTTTTGCGGGAATCTAATTCCTGTTCCAAACACATATCCATTTGGCGGATATCCATCACCGAATAGGTAACCAGTATAACCAGTACGTAATGGTACTGCGTTAACACTGCTAACGTTAATATTTGATAATCCGTTAATAGATTGGCTACTGTAACTAGTATCAATTTCATCTGAATCGACTGTCATTAATATTTTATCACCTGTTTTTTCGTCAATTGCTAGTGTATAGAACTGTCTAGTTTCAAATCCGCTCATTGGCGAATCAAGTTCAGCTTGTCTTACAATTGCGTCAGTAATTTCAAGTTCTTTGTTGCGTGTACTTAATAAATCACGAAGTGCATATGGTGCATCTTCTCCTGCAGGTTTGTCAAGTATATCAGAATATTGTTGTGTATCTGTTAATTTTTTAAGTTTTAATCTATATAAATGTGGATACCATGTAGCACTATACCCTTCACTAGGACGATCTACTTCTTCAATAACAAAGAATCTAGGTACACTAAGATCTAAGTCGTTCAGTGCAAAATCATCTTTCAAATGAGGTAATTCCATAACGTCACCAGCAAGTGGTTTACGGCCTATTGTTGTGACTATGTCGTTAATGTGTACTGTCATAAACACAGTATCATTATCAATAAACAAACCAAACTGGCTTAAATTGAAATTAAGATTTTGAAGTTGATAATGCCCGCGAATACGGTAAATTTCTGGTTCGTATTTACGATCACGGTTTTCTAAGAATAATAAATCTTGAATATTTGTTTCTTTTATTACATCATATATTGGTTGATCAGCAGTTCCTTCTAACGGATTTTTAGGTCCTAAATATTTATGAACGTGAACAT